TCACACAAGGAGACCCATAACATGGTAACACGAACACTCTGGATAACCGTCAAAGGCAAAAAAATCCGCAACCACAGGAAGACCAAACCCTCAAGCAAAAACCTCGGCAGAGGCGAAGTACCCATCAAGCTCAAGATCTCATGGGACGCAGACAACATGAGCCAACCAACCATCGAACGAGAAGTAGACATAAGCAGCGCATTCCAAGACCTACAAGTAAGCGACCTCGAAGTCGAAGAACCAGTGATAACACCAGAAGAGATGCGCCTACTACAAGCCAAACGCAAAGTCGAAATGGCCGAGATGCTACGAAACCAAGGATTCAAAGTCGAACCACCAGAAGACGTAGACCCAGAACTCGCAGAAACCCTGCGAGAACACGAATGGCCGGACTACGAACACCCAAACAACACACATCTACTCAACGACTAACGAGGAGATATCTCGAATGAATGAACCAAGCCACGAAGACTGGGAACTCGAACAACCACTAAGCGACCAATTCCCCAACAAGCAGAGAGGAGTGTGGACACACAAAGACCACGCCAACCACCACATCACCATACGCAAACTCGGCGAAAGCCCCGGAGCCATCGACCAAGGCGTAGCCAACAAATACGTCGTCCAATATGACAACGCAGGAAGCTACATATTCGGCGAACAAGAATACTACGACAAAGCAGAAGACGCATACAACCGAGCAAGTGATCTCATGAGCAAATACAGCGACGGCATCCACTACGACACCACAACATGAACGAAGACGACATCAAAGTCTACCAATCAAGCAAAAACGACGTCTGGCTAACACCCAAATGGATACAATACTACGCCTACGAAGAGCAAGGCTGTGACTTCGACCCAGTACCATACCAACCAGAAGTAGACGCCCTCAAAACACCATGGAGTCACTGGAAAGGCAGAAAACCATTCTACAACCCACCATACAGCAAAGCCGAAACATTCATCGGTAAACTCATAGAGGAACTGAACAACGAGAACATCGACGAAGCCCTACTACTCACATTTACCAACACCAGCGTCAAATGGTGGCAGAACCTCATCCAACCAAACGCACACCACATAGAATTCATCGCCAGACGAGTAGACTTCAACCATCCAGACAAAGAAAACACACCGGGAGCAATGAGACCATCCTGCCTTATACACTTAGACCGAAACGCAGAACACTACCAAGACCCACAAGCCACTTGCAGCCTCATCACACCAGACCAAAAACAAACACTGAAAGAGAAAACTCAAAACCAGAATCTCAACAACTACCAATGACACTCATAGGGGAGGCAAAACCCATCCGGCATCCGCATCACTGCCTCCCCGTTACACCTCACCACTAAACATAGCGTGTGCAAAGACACGGTGACAACACCATACGTGCGTCCACGTGCGAAGGACACGATACACATATAGTGCCACAGGGTTCTCACCCAAGAGATTAAAGGCAGCCAAAAACGTATAGGTTTTGACAGGAGGCACACACCATGAACGAAGACGAACTAAGCGTAGAACACATAAGCCCAAGCGAACTCGAACCACACCCAGAGAACTACCGGAACCACGGAGACGAACAAATCGAACACATCAAACAAAGCATCCAAGAAAACGGCTTCTACAAAAACATCGTCATCGCCAAAGACAACGTCATACTCGCAGGACACGGCGTCCACACCGCAGCCACCAGTCTCGGCATCGACCAATTACCAGTCGTACGAGTAGACACCGAACACACCACCACAAAGGCCAAAAAGATACTCACAGGCGACAACGAACTCCACCACCTAAGCTACGACAACGAAAGAGAACTCAACGAACTACTCCAAGAAATACAAGACGAAGGAGATCTCCTCGGCACAGGATACGACGACGAAAAACTCGGCGCATTCGACTACATCACAGACGACGAAGACGAACACCCAACCGAGAACGAAGACCACCTCGAAGGCGTGCCAAGCATAGACGAAGACCAAGACGTGGACGAAAGCGAGACCAAACTCATAATCCACTACCGAAACCAAGAACACAGACAGAAATTCATAGACGAACTCGGCTTAGAAGTAAGCAACAGCCGGAAAGACACCAAGACCGCATGGTGGCCGCACAGACAAGAAGCAAAGAACAACAGCCTCCAACTCGTACCACCAGAACTACCAGAAGGATACCAAGACGATGAGTGAAACCCACACACCGAGATACCCGATATACATACCGAGCAAAGGCAGACCAGAATGCCCCACAGCCAAATACCTAAGCCAAGAAAACACACCGTTCTACATCGTCATAGAACCAAGCCAATACGAAGACTACGCCGAGAACTGGGACGACTCCCAAATCCTCACCTTGCCCTTCGATGACGCAGGAAGCGCCATACCCAGCAGGAACTGGATAAAACAACACAGCCAAGAACACGGAGACCACAGACACTGGCAGCTCGACGACAACATCCACGGCGCACGAAAAGTACACCACGGCAAACGCATCCGCACCACCATAAGCACCAGCCTAAGCGTCACCGAAGACATCACAGACCGATACGAAAACATCGCCATCAGCGGCAACGAATACACCATGTTCTACACCGGGAACAACGAAAACACCATACGATGGAACACACGGATATACAGTTGCAGCCTCATCAACAACGAAGCACCATTCACATGGCGAGGAACCATGAACGCAGACACCGACATCTGCCTCCAAGCCCTAAGCACCGACTACTGGACAACCATGCGCTACCGCAAATACCTCGTCGAAAAAGAATGGACGATGCAAAGAAGCGGAGGCAACACCGAGAAATACAAACAACAAGACGGACGACTCCTCATGAGCAAACAACTCGAAAAACGATGGCCGAGAGTCGTAGAAACAACAGAGAAATTCGACAGAGCACAACACAAAGTCCGATACAACTGGAAACGATTCACCCAAAAACCCAAGCTCAAACAAAGCCCAGAAGACTTCGAAGACCTCGAAGAGAAATACCAAGAACGCCTCATCAAAAACAAAGAACTCGTGAACGACGCAAGACAAAAAATCTGGGAAGCACACCAAGGACCAAAAACAGACCTCACATGAGACCACCCATCCTCATAACAGGCATACCACGAAGCGGAACCAGCCTCACCGCCGAACTCCTACACCGACACGGAGCATGGAAAGGCCAAACCAAACAAGAAGATCACAGAACCACCGGGAACGGACAACCCGGCGAATACTACGAAAACAAAGCCCTCCGCCAAATCCTCATCGAACACCTACGCCACCACGACACCGAACTAAAAGGCAGACGATACCACCCAGTAAACCTCACACCAAGAACACCAACCAAGCCACGCAGAGAAACCCACAAGATACTCACAGAGCAAGGACACCAAGGACAACCATGGATATTCAAAGACCCCAAGATAACCCTCTGCTGGAAAACCCTACACGAACACTTCCCCAAAGCCACATGGATAATCACAAACCGAGACCTCCAAGCCAACCTCAACAGCCTACAACGCACAGAATTCATGAACCAATACCAACAACGAAGCGGATGGCTACACCTCATAACCCAATGGACAAAGAACCACGAAGCACTACGACAACACCCCCACACCGACACCCACACAGCACACACCACAGAACTAATACAAGACGAAGCACAAGCACAAAAACTCCTCGAACCACTACCCCTCACCTACAACGAACAAGCCTACCACGACACCATCAAAGCCGACGCCATGACGAGTAAAAACAGGTGAAAACCCACACGCACACGCGATGAAGCCCGAAGACGTAAACCTTGACAACCAACCAGACTACTTCAACCAACAATACCCCGACCACGAAAACTACGAAGACTACGAATGGTACGAACGACGAGCCCTCATACTCGACCTCATGATACGGAAAGGCACACCGTGGCTCACCCAGACCAAACTCGCAGACCGCTTCGGTGTGAGCAACACCCAGATACACAAAGACATCGTAACCCTCAAAGTCTACCTCGGTGAAAACAAAGGCAAAGACTTCGACAGCCTCGGCGCCACCCTGTACCGCAACGCAATAGAGCAACTGCAAAAGAAGGGCGAACACCTCAAAGCCGTCAAGGTCTTCGAATCCTACAAAGAATTCATGTTCGAAACCGGCGAGAAACACAAAGAACCGGAACGCCACGAAGTACGACAAGAAACCGTGGTGAACGAATTTAACGACATGATGGACAACTACCCAAGCGAAGACCCAGCCGATGAGTCTTAACTTCCAACCAGTCACCGAAGCACAACAACGCTTCCTCAAAAGCAACGCCAGTGAGATCATGTTAAGCGGAGGCGCAGGAGCAGGGAAAAGCCTCATCGGCTGCATCAAGCTCTACATGATACTCCAATACTACCCAGGAAGCCGAGGACTCATCGTACGCAAAACACGGAAATCTGTGAGGAACAGCACCCTCGTCACCATGCTCGAACAAGTCATACCAGACCAACTCCTCATCTCCGCCAACAAATCAGAACTCAAATACGAGATAGACACCGGGAAAGGCAAACCAAACAGTGAATTCTGGTGTGCAGGGCTCGAACGCAAAGCAGGAGAACAGTACCCACAGAAAATCGGAAGCACCAGCTTCAACTGCATATTCATAGACGAAGGCGTCGAACTCGACAAAGGCGACTACGAATTCGTCCTCACCAGAGCAAGATACAACCCCACAGGGATAAGCCAGGAACTCGCACAACGTATACCAAAACAAGTCTTCACCGCAACCAACCCAAGCAGCCCAAACCACCACCTACACAAACGCTTCATCGAAAGCCAAGACCCCAGCCGAGAAGTCTACTACATGACACCCAAAGACAACCCATACCTCGGCGAAAAATACATGAGCTTCCTCGACAGCCTCACCGGGATACAACGAGAACGCCTCTACGAAGGCAAATGGGTGCAAGCCGAAGGCATCATATACGACTTCGAACCACGACGCCACGTCATGATAACCGAAGACATGGAAGACCTCACCAACTACCAACACATCCTCGTAGGCATCGACAGCAACTACCCCAAGCCCAGAGCCGCCGTCATCATAGGCAAAGCAGGGAACGAAATACACGTCATCAACGAATACTACGTTGAGAGAAGCCAACCCGAAAGCCTCGGCGAATGGCTCAAACAACAACTAAGCGACACCGACGCAGTCATCGAAGGATACCACGACCCAGCAGACCAAAGCGCAAAAGACACCATAGAAGAGACCAGCGAACTACCAATCTACGACGCAGACAACGACGTAAACCCCGGCATCACAACAGTCGCCAAATACTTCGCAGAAGACACCGAGGAACAGATACGCATACACCCACGGTGCGAAAACCTCATCGAAGAACTCAACAACTACCGCTGGAAAGACAACGTCGAAGAACCCATCAAGGAAAACGACCACCTCTGCGACAGCCTACGATACGCAATACACACAGACACCGGCGAAGCATGGACAGTGCTAAGCGGATACGACACATCGTAGACTTATTATAAGACAAACAACCAAACACACCCAGCATGGAAATATTCGGGCAGAAGATCATAGACGCCGACCAATACGAACGCACCGAGAAACAACTCAACGAGACCAAGGAAACCATAGAGGAACAGCAAGAACTCATAAAGAAGCTGGAAACCGAGATAAGCACCATACCAGACCAGATACTCGGCAGCACCAGAGGACGAGGCAAAGCACAATTCTTCGACACACCACAGAGCATCCGACAAATCGGACGAGTCGCCAAGACCAGCGACCTACTACGCAACATACTCCAAACCATCAAGACAGAGACCTTCCGCAACGGCTTCCAAAAACAACCAGCCCAAGGCTACGACGAGATGAACGAAGCCGAACTCAACAGACTACAAGACGTCATGCGGAAAGCCAACAGCAACGGCCAAAACCTCAAAGACGTACTGAAATCATTCGAAGACGACCTCAACACATACGACGACGCATTCCTACTCATATCACAGGACTACTCATGGCGAACAGAAGACCGCAACCTCACCCTCACAAGCACAGTGAGCGAACTCGTCACACTCAACCCAGCCTACGTCGGCCTCATGATAGACAAAGCAGGACGGCTCGGCTACGACGAAGACGGACAAAAAGTCTACGTCTCACCCATGGACAGGACAGAACTCATAGAAGGCGAAGCCGAGAAAAACAGAGCAATCGCAAACGGCAAACCCGTGTTCCGTGTCGGATACGCATTCAACAGCCCACAAACAGATGAGATCACATACTACGGAACAGACGAGGTCATCCACAAACACAAGTACACCGAAAGCCTCACCAGAGGCACAAGCCCAATCATCAGTGTGTGGACAAAGACCAGAGCCCTACAACTGATGGACGACTTCATCAAAGACTACTACGAAGAACGCAGAAACCCCAAGGGCATGCTGATAGTGAACACCAAGAACCAGAAGTCACTGAAAGACGCATGGGAGAAATGGAAGGAACGAACACGAGAAAACCCACACCTCGTAAACCCACTCGGTTTGAAAGGCGAAGACACCGGGAACATGGTCGAATACATCGACTTCATGAACAGCCTCGAAGACATGCAATACACCGCCACCCGAAACGAATTCCGCAAACAAGTCGGCGCACTCTTCTACGTAAGCCCAGTGTTCATGAACGACACAGACGGAGGCGGAGGTCTCAACAACGAAGGACTACAAATCACCGTGACAAACCGAGGCATGGAACTCGCACAAGAGACCTACAACGAACCCGGCGGTGTCTTAGACAGGATATGCAAAGCCTTCGGCTTCGACACCATCGACCTACAACTCGCACCAACCGAGAAGATGGACGAACGAACCGAAGAGGACATCCGCCAAGCCAAACTCCAAAACGCAGAACAGGCAGCCAAGCTCGGACTCGACACCAAGTACACAGAGGACGGAGACCTCGTCATCAAACCCGGAACCGTCGAAACCCCGTCTGCACAGCCAGAAACAAGCGGAGAAGGGAACCCTTCACCACCAGAATCACAGGTGCGAGAAGGCGAACCACGAGAAGCAAGTAAAGAACTACCCTTCGGCGACGGCAGCTTCGAAGACTGCCAAGATCACATGATGGAAGAGCAAGGATACAGTGAGAACGAAGCAGCCCGGGTCTGCGGCGCAATCGAACAACGCATAGCAGACGCATCCAAATCCGATGAGGAATCAGACGAGGACATGGGTAGCAGGTTTCGCCAAAAACAACTAAGCGAAGACCGGCGAAAACCAAATGTGGGCATGATGAAAGCAGCCCAACAAGCATTGGACTGGGCAGACGAACACGACTGGCAGAAAACAAGCGACTCCTCACCCGGCACACGAGTAGGCTGGGAGCGAGCCAACCAGATAGACAACAACGAATCACTGAGCGAAGACACATGGCAGCGGATGCACAGCTTCTTCGAACGACACGGAGACAACGTCACCACAATTGACAGCGAATACAAAGGCGAACCACACAAAGACCACGGATACGTCGCAGGACTACTCTGGGGTGGCGAAGCAGGGAAACGCAAAGCAGAACGCATCAACGAAGCCATAGACGAGGACAAAAGCCTCACCTCACTACAAGGCGACAAACTACTCAACGAATACAAACGCATCAACAAGGACACCCCGACAGAGTACAACGAGGACGAACAACGAGTCATACGAGCCATGGCGAACGAGGAAATACGAAGCCTCACCCAAGCCCGTGACTTCACAATAACCAAGGACAGCCTCGGAGGAGACATCGAAGACAGCGTCGAAGAATTCCTCGGCAACTTCGATGAACGGAGACCGAGCAAAGAAGAACTCATGGAAATGGCGGAGAACGTCAGTAGTGATCTCAAGGACAAAGTGCAAAGCACCGTGCAGAGCCTCATCGAACCACAATACGATGAGGTCTACGAACAAACAACGAGTCAATTCGACGGTGACTTCCAACGAGACAATGGGTTACGCCTCGCAGAACTCCTCGACCAACCAGTGCTGAAACAGAGCAGCAAAGAAATCGCAGAGGACACAGAGAATAAGCTGAAAGAGGTCTTAGAAAAACACTACGAGTCAGGCGGGAACATCAACAGCCAAGAAGTCATCGACGACATACAAGACGTCACCGACTTCGCAAGGAGCAGAGCCCAAAACATCGCACGCACCGAAGGAGCAAAGGTGCAAAACGCAGCAAGGCGTGACGCATACGAAGACGCAGAACAGAAATTCGACCAAGAATTCCTCTACGAACACGTCGGCCCAGACGACAACCGCACCACCGAGACCAGCCAAAGAATCAAAGACCGCACACAAGGCGGAGTGCCATGGAGTGAATACGTCGAAATCGTGCGAGAAGAGAGCAAAAAAGACTTCCCCGACTGGCGTGTAGACAAAGACAAACCAGTAAGCCACTACCAGAGCCGACACACCTTCGTCCGAACCGTCGGCAGCCTCTGATGGACTCATACAAATGCGACAAGTGCGGAAACAAGTTTAAGACATTCCCCGGACTCGCACGACACCACTGCAAAGCAGAAAACGACGAGGACTGATGGGTCTTAACAGCTCACAGAGACGAGAGAACACGAAGAACACACAGGACGAGATACAAGAACAGTTAGAAGAGGAACTCCGCAGACTCGCAGACAGAGTGTTAGAACTGGCAACCAAGAACCTCGTAGAACGAGGCAAAGCCAACACAGGCGAACTCATGCGTAGCGGACGAGTCGAACAAACAGGCAAGTACACCTTCAAAGTCATATTCGACGCACCACACGCAGCCCCTGTCGAATTCGGCAGAGACGCAGGGAGTTGGCCACCAGTAGACGAGATACGACAATGGGTGAAGCTCAACCTCAACACAGACGAACCAGACCGAGTCGCCTACCTCGTCGGCAGGAAGATCTTCGAGGAAGGAATCGCACCAGTCTCATACCTACGAGACGCAATGCGGAAAGCACGACAAGAATATCAAGGCGGATAACCCAAACCCCACGTCACACAACGAACACCATCAGTAACGCTTTTAACAAAGGAACAACCAGAAGGTAGTAGATGCAAAGCCAAAACACCGTGAGGAAGGAACTCGCCGACATCCAAGTAACCAATGAAGACGAACGAATCTTCAAAGCATGGATGAGCGTCGAAGTCAAAGACCAAGACGGAGACGTCGTGCCAATGGACGAACTCCGCAAAACCATGCCGATACTGATGAAGCGAAGCCCAGCCCTTCACGACCAACACAGCAACAAACCAGTCGGCAAAATCCTCAACTACTCATTTGAAGAGAAGGAAACAGAGGAAGGCAAACGCCCCGGTGTCCTACTCACCTGCAAGATATTCAACGACTACCAACATGACAACACAGTATGGCAGGAAATCAAAGACGAAGAACGAAGCGGTCTAAGCATCGGCGCAGACGTACAAGAAATACAAGCCGACGAAACCGGCGACGAACTACGAGGACTGGAACTCTACGAAGTAAGCGTCGTAGACGAACCAGCCAACCAAGAAGCCACAATTACCAGTGTGAACGCAGTCGCCAAAAGCATCGAAGGCGCAGAGCCAAACACCACTTGCTCAATCAAAGACGAAAACCCATGCTGGGACGGCTACGAAATGCTCGGCACCAAGCCAAACCCAGACGGCGAAGGACAAGTGCCAAACTGCGTGCCAGAAGACAAAGCCGAGAAAGCCCGAGAACTCATAAGCAAACTCACCACTCACGGAATCCAACGCTCAACCGCACTAAAAGCCCTGTTCGGAGATGATACCATGACCAAAGACGAAGCTACAAACCAAGAAACCCCAGAGCAAGACAAAGACAGTGAAAGCCACGAAGTCAAAGAAGCCCTCGACGACATCAAGTCACGCCTCGATGAACTCGACCAAAGGACGAAAGAGAACCGAGAACTCTTCCAGTCCATGAAGGAAGAGGAAGGCGAGAAGATGGAAGACGGCGACATGGTCGATGAGATCATGTCCAAGCTCGAAAGCGAAGACGTCGGCCTCGAAGACGAAGAGCAGCGAATGCTCGAAGCCGCCCTACAAGCTGCAAGCCAAGATGCAGACGAAGAAATGGGCGACGAAGAAGACGAGGACGAAGACGAAGCCGACGAAGAGATGAGCGAAGAAAAAATCAAACAAGTCGTCAAACAAGCACTCGAAGACGACTTCGACACGGTCAAAACACAACGGCCAGCCAACACAGACGAACACAACAACGAAACACTCACCGAGAAAGACAACGAAACCACAGACAAAGCCCTTGCAATCGCCAACGGTGAAGAGGACTTCAACCACCTCGAAGCTGAAAAAGCAAACCACGGCGAAACCGAGGAAGCATTAGCAGACTACCTAAACGGAGGACAATAAAATGACACGAGGATATCTAAACACAATTGACAGCTTAGAGAAGATGAAGAGGGCATACTACTCTGAAGACAGCCCTCTTAACAACGGAAACCCAGTAGACATCAGCAAGGCAGACAACCCTGTTGTCACAGGACAACAAGGAATCCACCGTCCACGCTACGGCGCAGCCGCGTTCAGCCAACTCAACGATGAGGTAAACGCATTCAGCGTCCTACCCAAATACACGTGGCCACAGAGTGGATGGAGAGTACGCACCGGACGACAAGGCAGCACCGGAGGCGGAGGCGTAGACCCAGCCGGAACACTGCCAGACACTGGACGACCAAGCTTCCGAGAAATAAGTGCCGAACCAGCAACTGTTGCACACGCCTTCGACGCAACAGAGGAAATCCAAGCACTGGAAAGCGGAGACGACGCCATCGAAGTCATCGCAGAAATCCGAGCCGACACAGAGGAGACTCACGTTAAGAGGATTAACGAACAACTCCTCACCGACGCCGACACACTGCCGAGCGCCCTCCCCGGAACCGGAGACGCCATGGAATCACTCGACAGAGTTGCATCCAGCGGTGCAGAAGCAAGTGCCAAGCTCGACGCAGGCGACGCCGACATGTATGGCGGAGACGTAGACCGAAGCTCCGACACGGTCTTCGACGCCTTCGTAGACTTCAACAGCACGAACCGCACGTTGAGCAAGAGCATGGTTCGAGACGCCATCCGCAGCATCAAACAACAAAGTGGTTACAGGCCAAATGTGATCTTAACAGGTCACGACACCATGACCGAGCTGCAAAGCATCTACGAGAGCAACGTCCGAATCAGCGGCCAACTAAGCATGGACAGCCTCAACGTCCAACTCGGAGAGAACGGCGTCCAAACCGCAGAGGGTATTGAAGCAGGAGTACAAGTCGCAGCCATTGAAGGCATCCCTGTCATCGAAACAGCCGATGCACCAGACGATGGCATCAGCCGGTTGTACTTCCTCAACACACGAGACCCACAGAACCTCGGACGACCATTCCTCGGTATTGCGATGCTGAAACCAACGCAGTACTTCGAGGCAGGAATCAACAGCACGGGAGACCCATTCGGAGTAGACGGCTTCCGTGACGAAGGTCTCTACCGAACCAGCGCCCAGTTGGTCTGCACCAACTTCAAAGCGCAAGGTAAAATCCGAGACCTCAAGGCGGCATAAACACCGCAACACCACCACAGGTCGTGACACTGTGAAAGCGAAGACTTCATAAGACACGACCACCTATTCTTATCCTACAATGGCTCAAGACACATACTTTAGATACGACCAAATCGGTAGCTCGCCACAAGTAAAAGACGGACCAAGCGGAGAGAAGTACACCTTCTTCCCACACCGTGCAACCCGTGTCATAACCAAGGCAGACAAAGAACACTTCCGGCAAAACCAACACTACACCGAAGTCGCAGGTGTCTTCGAAGACCAAGCACCAAGCCAAGACGAAGAGGAAGACGAACAAGGCAGTGAGGAAACAACACAGGACGACCTCGAAGCCAAGATCTCAGACAATGAGACAATCGCCTCACTACGAGAGGAACTCGACGAAGCCGGAGTCGAATACACAACGAGCGAAAAGAAAGCAAGCCTCGTAAGCAAAGTCGCAGACCTACGAGTAGAGGAATAAAATGGTTCACAGACCAGAAGGCCAGAGCGAACTCTACCGACTACAAAACGCAATCGGCTACCAAAAAATCGTAGACA